GAATATCCTGCCTTATGATTGACCATATCTACTGCAGCTTTTTGCCACATCTCAAAAAAGTGTCTTTCTCTTAGATACTTATCTCCATAAAAAGTAGCACCTATTGTTCCTGTAAAACCATGTCCTGTAACCATTTGTCTAGGTGGACCAAAATGATCTATTGTTTCTGATTGTAAATCATGGGCAGGCATTTGTATAGATTCACACATTATATTGATTTGTTCGCCCATTTGTTTAGATAATTGTTGTAGTTTTACAGCACCTTTATCTGGCGATTGCACTGGTTGTAGTCCTGCAGCTTTCACTAATCCTGGATCTACTTGACCTTCACGATAACCAACTTTTGATGAAGCAATTTGTAGTTGTTGTAAGTTTGTTGGTAAGTTTATTCTAACAGCAAATCTTGCTGGTCTAGCAAAACCCTCTGCTCTTGCCATCATAGCACGGAAACGACCTATCGTAGTCTCTGGATTTGCTCTAGTATAGTTTGCAGGATAATCTATTCTATCATAAGACCTATCTCTAGGAAAACCTACTCTTATGTCAAAAGGTCCTACTCGTTTGCCTGCTCTAAAAATTGCCATTACTTTCCTTGTGCGTTATATGCCTTATAAGTTCTTCTTTTATGTTTGTTCATAGATGAAGTTTTGATCTTACCTCTACCGATTGTAGTTCTCTTAGGTGCGTTTTCACGATATACATTTTCAGTTTGTTTCGCTCTTGCCATTAGTATGGTTGTCCTTTCTCAAATCTTGCGACTGGTAAAAATATTGCGATTGCCATTTCATCTGCTGGTATATTTAAAAATGATGTTCTCACTTGACTAAACAAATATCTTTTGATAGTTTTCTTAAAATATCTACCTGATAATTCGCCAATATTATATCTCGTATTCTTGTCATAGTTTTTATCTGTAGCAAATCTTGACAGTTGTCTTAAAAAATTAACTCTTGCACCAGGTTGTAGATAGTGAAAGTTGATACCATAGAAACCACCTTTTGCAGGTTCAATGGGAAAGATCAAAGGAAATCTATCATACAAAGGTAAGAACTGTTTTAGTTTAGGGTCATAACCAAAAAGATTCATTACGCCATACTTTGGTCTTATTGTTGCTTTTCCTTGATTTATCAATGCACGAGCACCAGGTGTGGTCATTGACTGCACCTGTTTTTTGTACCAGTCATATGATTTAGGACCTGTTGTTGTGTCTAGTATCTTATCAAATACTGTCTTTGCCATGCTACTATTTATATGGGTTTATAGATAGTAATTAACTCTTCCTTACCTTTGACTTTGATTTTATCTACTTCAATTGACTTGATATTCTTTAGTTTTTCTTGTGTATATGACGGATACAATAAAGGCGTTACTTTACCGTTTTCATCTTTGTAATTTCTAGTTTGTGCTTCTAATCTTGCAGCTAAATTTACTGCGTCACCGATCACAGAATAATCTAATCGCATTTCACTACCCATGTTACCTACAATACAAGTGCCAGTATTGACACCTGAACCTATATTGATATCAGGTAAACCTTTTTCTTTAAATTCTGTTTTGATTTTATCTGTTTCTTCGGCACATTCGATAGCAGTTTTGACTGCCATCTCAGCATGATTCTCACAATCAAGTGGTGCATTCCAAAATGCCATAATACAGTCGCCCATATACTTGTCTATTGTACCACCATTCTTTAATACTATTTTTGACATACGATTTAGATAGTCATTGATAACTTCTACAAGACCTTCTGGATCATCATTATTTTTATAGTACTCTGAAATAGGTGTAAATCCTACAATATCCATAAACAAGAATGACATCTCTTTTCTTTCGCCACCTAATTTTAGTTTCTCTGGATTCTTGACTAAGATTGCAACTTGTCTAGGGTCTAGATACTTCTCAAACTGTTTTCGTATTTGTTGTTTTAGTTTAAACTCTAATATAAATCTTAAAAATGTAGAATGAAAAGCAACTAATAAAAATGTTAGCAATACCCATGTAAAATCTACTAATACTAAACTTTGTTTAAAAAATAAATCTGTATAAACTGGTAAACCAATTGATACAAAAAAGATAACAGCAGCTATCAAACCATAACCAAAGTATCTTGCAACAATAATCATAACAAAACCTAATACAAATGCAACAATTAATTCTATAAGTGAATCAAACCTTTTGATTGTTTCGCCATCTAGTATTGTTTGTAGTGAATTAGCAGATATGACATAATCATATTGTTCACCTGTTGGTGTCGCAACTATACTAGATAATCCCTCTGCTGTCAAGGCAATAATTACAGTAGTTCCTGCAGCCTCAGAAAAGTCTTGACTAGAAGCAGATATTGTGTTAAACTCTTTGTTCCACCTTAACCATATTCTTGCGTTTGCGTCTGTGTTGATAGTATCATAACCTGGCACTCTCATAGCAGTTACACCAAACTCATCTGCTTTTACTTGATAACTAGGATCACCTACTGCAACTCTGATAGTTTCAATTGACATATTAGGATAAACTTCATCACCTATCTTCATTAATAAAGGCACTCGTCTTACAACACCATCAACTTCAGGTGCTGTATTAATTACACCTACACCATTTGTACAGCCTGCAAGTTTTGGTAATGGGCCCACCATACCAGGCCACTCATATAAAAATGCAAGTGGATCACCTATCTTTGCAACACCTCTAGGCACAGGATTAGATGTTCTATTTTGTACTGTGCCCGTTTGTGCTATAACTGTGCCGTATGTTAGTGTCTCACAAAAATAATCATCTTGACCAAATCTATCTTCTTCACTAAACAATATGGGCATAACAATAATACCTGTCTCTGCTTGTCGTAAGTTTATAATTAAGTCTGCTATTTTATCTCTAGGCCAAGGCCATTGACCATACTTTTCTATTGCAGCTTCGTCTATTGTTATGATTGTAATATCTTGTGAAGGCGACTTATCTTCATTTGCTAAAAGAATATCAAATGATTTTAATCTTAAAACTTCTTTGACCCATGGATCTTGTAGACCAATATAAGTCATAATAAACAGCGTGATGAACGCTGTCATCCAGTGTGTAAAATATTTCATACTAATTTTGATTAATTGTCATACTGCAAGAAGTATGACCGCACCAGAAAGAGCCACTATAACTTTTATTATTACCTGTTTGATTGAAATACATTGATGAACCATCACTTGTTCTACCATCAACATCAATATCAAGTGTATTGTTATTACCTATTTGATCGATATCAATAATAAAATTATCCATACTTATGATATCAAAATCAATATCATTATCTTGACCATCTTGAACAGAATTAAATGTGCCACCATCTGTTTGATTATCGATTGTAAAATTTAAATCATTACCTTCAGCATATGCACTTACAAATAAAACAACAACTAATACGGATATTAGTATCATATTTTCTTTAATTACTCTAATTATATTGTTGAATATTGATCTCATTTTCTTGTCCTAATAGTTCAAAATCATACATTTCAAACTCTCCTTGTATTATATTTAGTATATATCCATACTCTTGATCTAATCTTAACTCAATATATGCACCTGAAGCGTCCTCTCTTATCCATACCCATTGTGGTTCCTCATCTAATATAATGACACCTGTTTCAGGATTCTTACCTAAAAATATACCATCTATTGACCCTCTTTCGTCTTGTTTATCAAACTCATTTCTCATTTGTTCTGCAAGTTCTTCATTGATTTGTTTGAGTATGTCTGCCAAAAAGTTTTGTTGTAAAAAATCTATATCTAAACCTGTTACATATAAGTTTTCCTCTTCTTCAAGATAATCTTTATCTAAATCATCAATCTGTAAAAAGTCTATATCTAATGCGTCTGCAACTGCTTTAATTTTTTTCACATAGTTTTCATCTTCTATCTCTTTTGGTTTAGATATAATAAGCATATTGTTTATCATGTCTATTTCTAAATCTAATTTTACAGGTGGTGAGGGTGGACTTTCTGGCACAGTAACCTGTGTAGCTTGAAATGCTTGATTTAAAATCACCTGACCAGCTGCACTCTCAACACTTATCTCACCTACAAAACAATTGCCTTGTACATCACAACTTGGTAATAATATAATAGTAGAACCACCTAGTTCATCTATTGTCATAGAAAAATCTGTACCACGAACACCAATTGTTGCAGTAGGTGTTGTTATGACTACATTTTGTTTTGAATTTTTTGCAATTTGTCCTGACGCATATCTAACTGTGCCAAGTTTTGCTGATAGATTTAGTTTACCTGTTTTACTATTAGGGTCATAGACAAATTCATCTATAATAAGTTTACTGTGTTGTGTAACATCAACTCTGGTTTCGTCAATAAACAAAATACCAACTTTACCGTTGCCTGTTTTTACTGTATCGTATTGAAGAATATCTAAAGATTGTTCGATAGTGATATTTTTTTCACCATCTTTTCGATCAACTACACCTTTACCTTCTAGTTGATCTATGTTACCTATGCTACCCCATGAAGAGGTAGCATAGAATAATATTAATATTATTGTAATCCACTTAGTCAGTTTGTGAAATATCAATGTCATGGTTGTCTCCGCTTGTAGTCAATGTAATCATATTATCATAAACACCTGATTGTGTTATATCTACATCAGCGATTGAACCTGTATGTGTGTGAATTAAAGTGTGTCCGTTGACATCACCATCACCATCTATATCAATTAAATAATTATTTGTGTCACCGTTTACGGTTAGTGTTAAGATAGCACTAGTACCATCTATTGTGGCAGCAACTACATTACTATCACTTCCAGATGATCCTGTTATACTTACAGTTGCGTTAGCAGCGTCAGAAGTTTCGCCAATATCGATATCTAAATCGTTACTGTTACCTGCCCATATAATTGAAGCAGTAGCAGTAGCACATGATGAGTTACCACCTGTACTATCACAATTAAAGTCAATATCGTTTGAGTTACCAGTCGTGCTAAAAGTTCCTGTAAATGTTGCACCGTTTACATCAAACTTCAAAACATTTGAGTTACCAACTTGATCTATGTCTATTGTGGTCGTTGCGCCTGTGACCGTAGAAGCTGTAGTCGAGTTACCAACTGTGTTGTTTTGTCCGTCTTGGGTAATGTCGAGGTCAAGCGTAGCACCTGATTGGGTCACATAGATATCATTTGCCATTACCGGTATAGTGAACAATAATAATAATGCGATTAGTTTAGCGTGCATTTGTTTACTCCTCTATTTTAAATGACCATAATCCCTTATCGATACCTTCATAAATTAAATTGTGAATGGCGTGTTCGATTGTAGTTCTTATGGCATAATTGACTGGCTCGTTTGTTGCGACACCAGTTTCTATTTCAAGCGCTTTTGTACTCATATCTAGAAATCTAAATACATCACCGCCACTTGAAAAACTTGCGATAGTCTTTGTTGCTGACACGGTAAGAATAATCTCACCTGTCTGTACTGCAACAAGTCTTATCGAAACTGTTACTTGGTCTGTACGATATTGTTCACTCATACCTATACCAAAATATCTTGCACCTGCACCACCAGATGTTATATTCGTATCATATCCTACAATACCACCCTCTACTATAAGTCCTGCGAACTTTAGAGGTTTTAGTTGATTCTTAACATCACTTTCTCCATCATATAATTCTCTTGTTGATCTTATTAGTTGTCTCTCTTTTATAAGAGCGTCTAGTCCTTCTCTCTCTAAAACTATAAACCATGGATCATTACCACCTACTGATTTTAGAGCATTGATAACCCACACTTCAGGACCTTGTGTTACAGCA